AATTGCTTGACGCTCAACACTAAAGCCAACACCAGTACCACACAGAAGGATAAACATTGCTTCGTCAAAGGCACGAGGATGGTCAACAGGAAGATAGCTACAATTATAAACGCATGTATTGTCACGATCAGCTGCCTGTCCTGCAGTCATTAAGGCTCTCATTGAAGGCATAACCTCAAGGTTTAAGATTGCTTCTTCTATCTTGGTATACATCTTATTGTCATCAAGGTGTGGGCGCACAATGTTTTCCATAAACCTGCCTACTGTTTCAGGCCATGTCTCTCTGCGGCCTTCTTCTTCAAGCCATCGTGCGTACCTTGATGTCGCAATAAATGTTTGGTAGTCGGTGGGTAGAGTATTACTAATCATTCTCTGTCTTTCCTCTCTTGCTGTGTTTTTGTACTTCATCATAAGCCTGTTCTAAATTAAATGTTTCAGGCTTCTTAAAACTATATCCTGTCAATGCTTCCCAACTGTGTGGAAACTTGAAGGAACATTCGTAGCTAATCATCTTGGCAATATGCTTTGTTTCTTTCTGTGCTGTATCTTCTACACGCTGATTAACAACACGAGAGAAGGCATAGAGAGAACCAGACCAGTACCATTCTGTGTACATGTTCTGTGGTAGTACCATACGTGCCATCTCTGGTGCAATACCAAGATCAAGCATACGATTATACTCTGCAATAGCAGACCGTGTGTATGATCCAATATAATAATCAATAGTTTCGTCAGAGCTTCCCTGCTTTACATTGTCTGCCTTCATACGCCACTCTATAGGTGTATAGAAGCAGGGCATGTCGTCAACATATCTACGACTAACCTCGTTCCATGACAAGCCGACCTGATGCTTTACTAATTGTCTGGCGACAAAGACGGGAGCCTCTACTCTAAATTGAATAAAGCAGTGTGCAAAAGGCGACCAGTGTTTATGCTTCGCCAGATACTTAATTAGCTTTATATCTTTATCTATTAACTGTTCAGATTCCTTATTGAAGGAAACCCTTGCGGCATTAACAACCGTTAGGTCGCTGCCCATGTGATCTATATATACTACGTTCATTTCAAAAGTCCAAGAGTTTGGATTATACTACAGGTTCTCTACAGATGCAATAAGTTTATTGAGATACCACTGACATTTTTTCAAGTCTTCCACAGGCTTTCCTTTGTACTTGTATCGCCACAGATACTTCATGCAGTTGCCCTTCAAATATCCTGTAAATTCTTCGGGGGTCATGCTGGCTTCAATAGCCTCGATAGCTTCAATTCCCTTGAAGTTGTAGTGTGTAGGGCTGTTTACTACGTCTGGGTCTTCAATATACTTGAACTTAGTGTCCAAGGACTGCATTAATTCTTTTTCTGACATACTCTACTTCTCCTGATTTTAATACCTTGTATGCAAATTCTCTCATGTAATCTGGGTCTACACCTGCATGGCTGCATACCTCTTCAAAGTCTTTGGCTGTTACGCCTACAGATGCAAAGAACCATGAGGTTGCCCTATCTCTTTCTACTCGTACCTCTGCTGGCTCTCCTTCATACGGCTTCTTTGTAGCGTCTAGGAGTGCCTGTAGCAGGACACATAAAAATAATGTTCGCTCTGGCGAGGATTCGTCTGGTCGAAACTCATCCAGTATGAGGGATATATTACTACTTTCCATCTTGTTTGTCAAGCCATTCTTTTGGAATGCCTTCTCCAAGTTTGCAGAACTTATATCCATGTTTGTCACACCAGTCTGCATACGTCATCTTACCGCCCTTATACAGCTTTCGGTATGGGTTGTCGAAGACAAAGCGGATGTCTAGGTCAGGATATGTTGACTTTATGAAGAGGTGTTTCTTTCTGTCCTCTATCATAAACCTACCCTTGACTTCTAGTATCACCTGGTTTGATAATATAAAATCTGGTGTGTATGTTTTATTCTCACGCCATTCGTATTCCAGCTTCATCGTTTCGTATTCAAATTCAATACCTTCTTTCTGAAGAAGCTGTGAAGCAGTTAATTCTGAATTGGACTTGTATTGATGTTTATATTTTTTCCTTTTCATTGATAGAGAGTTCTTCCACGTTTGGGGTTTTAGATACTTGTGTCAGATACCGTACACCATTTGAATATTGGAATGCACGAAGACCTCTCCCGCCATTAGCGTCCGACCAACATGTGTGTTTGTAGGGGCAGAAGACGCAGCCGACTGCAAGCTTACGATTACCTGAAGTCCCATCTGCTGTGTCAGCGTAACACCGTTCAGGCGGTGTTTCTGTTTCTGCTACCTGTTTAAGGTGACGCACTCGTGATGGTGCATCAATCATTTCTAAGTCGTCTACCTTGCAGAGCGTAAGTTCTCCTGAATTTTTGTCGATTGCAAAGAAGGCGGCGTTCTTACGATTGTTCTTTGTTGCATAGGCACTGATCTGTGCAATATAACCAAAGGGGTCATCATCACTCAGTCTATTCTCTTTAAACTTCTTGAAGGCAAAAGAAGAGGCAGACTTGATATCAACAAGTGTGTCATCAATGATGCAGTCCTGATGGCCTACAATTCCTTCTACTTCTACCTCGTCCTGCTCACCCTCTACCGTGTGTCCTGACACCTCTGTCAGAGAGATTAGGAGAGCCTCTAGAAGATGACCCATAAGAAACTTAATACGGGTCTGTCCATCCAGAGGCTCCCCCTCTTTGCCACGAAGTCCATACCAGATTTGACGGTCTGGCTTGCCGATTTGAGAAAGACGTAGGCGGGTAGCACCTGTACGTTCTCCCTCTTGGAGTATCGTGGCTACGGCTGAACGTGCATCTCTGGCAAACTTGTCCAGTGATTCTTGCACATCCGCTCGATTTACATCGACACCCTGCTCAAGGGTATCGTATATATCTTGTATCAAAGTGTCGATAGTTTTAGTCATATTGTTTCCTATGTTGGCGAACACGGCAGGACTTGAACCTGCAACCTGCAGATTAGAAGTCTGCTGCTCTATCCAGTTGAGCTACGTGTCCTATTTAAAGAATTTCATAAGGCTACGTAAAACACGTAGCTGTAGTGCTTTAAGATATTTCCCTCTTGGTATTGCCCAGCCTAACAAGAAGCCAAGAAAAAGAAACTCAAGAGAGACAAGGTAAGATGGTAGTGTTTCCATTTTAATCTCCATAATGTGATAGCCGCCCCAGCCCTCGTAGCTATCTTCAGAAGCCAACTATTATAATTGCTTCCCCCGTTAGTAGTTTAAGTTAACCTAGAAAGGAACCTCATCGTCATGCATAGAGGTAGGTGACTGACCATCAACAAATCCATCTACGACTTCTAAGTCTTCGCCATAGGACACAAGGTCAACGACCTGTACCTTTTTAAGGATGGCAGAAGTACCCGACTTGCCGTTCATCTCCCACTCGAATGGGTTGTATAACACGTTCACTGTGCTACCATTACCAATCAGCTTTTCGGTAGCATTCTTTTGAGCATCTACAACTGCAGGTGCATCATTGGTTGTACCGTCACGGCGTTTAACACGCTGGCGAATGTGTATAAAGTCACCACGCTCATCGCCTTTATTCTTGATGTCCAAACCATCAGCCTCAATAGCTGAACGGTTATTGTCATCAACTGCAATGTCAATGCTCCACTCTGGCTCATAAGTTGTGTTGGGTGCTTGAACGTGCGCCCAGTACGCTTTACCTGTAATAACAGTCATCTAGTTTTATCTCCGTTTTGTTGTCATGTTGTAGCAGTATTACTACAACTATATAGTGCCACATCTTGAATTAAATGTCAACACTTTTTTCTAGTGGGTTTCTGCCCACGTTTTCCCGACCTTGTATTCACTGTCGAGAGGGCAACGAACCTTGAGAGATTCCTCTGTCAGTTTCATTGCTTTCCTTGTGACCTCGCCAAACTCTTCGGCGTGGTCTTTACGAACCTCGAACTGATACTCGTCATGTATACTTGCGACAAGCTTATAATCCAGGTTGCGTTTGCTTGCCTGTAAGATAATGTATTTGAGCCATTCCTTACAGATGATTGCACCTGCACCCTGCAGTAGGGTGTTAAGTGCTGCATGTTCTGAACGTATCTGTAAGATGCGCCCATCAATGCCAACTACATATCCTCGTGTTGCCAGTTTAGCTACCTTGTTTCGCAACACTTTTAATGCTGGCATGTTTGTCAAGAAAGTATCTATCAACTTCTTGCCATCCTTGGCAGAGCCGTTTACAATCTTGCCAATCTTGGCTGGCCCCGCACCATACAGGAATGCATAGATAAACGTCTTTGCATTGTCCCGTGTAGGCAGACCTGCTGCTCGTTGGTTAGCTGTGTGTACATCACCATCAACAACTTCTTTAGTAAAGCCTGTGTCGTTCATATAGTGAGCCAGACATCTAAGTTCTAGACTAGAAGCATCACAGCCAAGAAGTACATAGCCATCGCTACTGGTAGTCCATACATCTCTACACTCCTTTCCATAAGGCGAATACACTGCAGGGATTTGTGCCATGTTGGGCGACGTATGTGCCATCCTTCCAGTAATAGTTCGCAGGGTTAACACTCTGCCGTGTACTTTCCCCTCGTCATCTGCCGCATCAATCCACGACTTGATTTGCGACACACGTTTTTCTAGTAGAAGATACCTTGCAACAATCTGTGCCTCTGGTATGTCTACCTTTTCTAATACCTCTTCAGACACGATTGCCTGACCCTTATCAGTATATGCATGTGGCTCCCAGCCCAAGGCCGACAGGCGTTCTGCAATCTGCTTACGTGATGCAGGATTGAAGATAGTAACCTTGTCCTTCAGACGCTTGCCTGTTTTGTCAGAGTACCTAACCTCTGTGATGGGTGGGAACTTCTTCTGCAGGTCAGCCTTGATGCCTTCTGCTTCATCTGACAGTCTACCCATTAGCAACATAGCTTCCTTCACGTTAAGCTGAAAGCCGTTACGTTCCTGCTGGTCTATCACTGCACGTATCTGATGCTCAAGTTTAATTGATCGTGGGCTGAACATCTTGAGACTTGGCAAGAGGGCTTTGTAAACCTTGTCTGTTATCTCAACATCTCGCACACAATACTTTAGCATGTCTTCACTAAAGCATGTGAAGTCCTCGTATTCTATCTTGGGATAGCCAAGTGTATTACCCCATGCCTCAAGAGAATGCCCACCATCACGTATAGGGTTTGCCATTTGTGACATTATTAATGTATCCCTGATTTTACTCAAGGGTATGTTTACATTTAGAAGACGCTTAAGTACAGGTGCATCGAAGGACACGCCATTGTGCATAACAATAATGTCTGCAGCCTCTATGTGTTTAACACAGTCAGACATATTGGCAGGGGTATAGGCATACACCTTGCTGTCTTCTTTGATTACGACACAGTGTATGGTCGTTGCATCAAGGCTGTCTGTTTCTATGTCAACTACTATTCTTTTCATAAATCAATCAACTCTGCTTTCTCGTATGGGATGTGAAAGAAGTGTTCACCCTTCACAATGTTACGTCCTCGTGCTTCACGAACATCTGACTCTGCAACTACATTATCTTTGATGCGCCATGCAGCCTTCTTATCGCTTCTAAGAATATAGAAGTTAAAGAAGCCGTCAAGCTCTGCCACACGGTTGATAAGTTTGTGTTTGCGATATGGTATTCTGATTTCTTTCCAGTCAGGGTTCCAGTCTCCTTTCCATCCATACTTAATCTCTACTTCAGAGAAGTACATATTATCGCCTTTCTTTGACTTAATGTCAACAGAAAAATCTTCCTTGCTGTCAAGAATCTCGTGACCATTACGCTTGAGGTAATCAATCACAATGTCTTTTGCTGGTGCGTCAGATGTCTCGTAACGCTGACGGCTGAACGGGATGTTCACCGCACCCTGTATCGGTTTAAGCTTCATGGTTTAATCTCCTATAGTATGCAATTTTATCTGCATTATATTTTCTCTTAAAATTTTCACTCTCACTTACCCATTCTAGATTGTCTGTTCTATAATTAAGCGGGTTTTCATCTATGTGGTCTATATGACATTTAATATCTGGGTTTTCGTTGTGTAGAAAAAACTCTGCAACTAGTGTGTGTAAATATACTTGTCTTGTTAAGAGGTTGACACAAGGATAAACACCCCTGCCATAACCTACCGTAAGAAACTTTCCACGTTCTGCATCGTAAACTCTTGGTGTTTCATTTTCATCCTTTTCTTTTATAATGAAATATTTCCCTTCTGGAATAGATTGTAAAAATTCTTTTCTCTTTTTAATAAGAGTGGCAAAGAATCTTGTCGGGTTATCTATTTCAATAACAGGCTTAGACAAGTCATAACTATCATTACTATTATAAATTATTTCTAGTGTTTCTGGAAAGAAGTCTAGTTGCATTACAGATACTCCTCAATGTCTACTGTATCTACATCCTCTTGACTAGGGTCACTAATCTCCTGCATACGGCCTGTATCAGAGTCATACAGAAGATAGGTAGCAATGCCTGTCTCACCTGCATAGCGGTTCTTAAGAACACGAATGGTGGTGGTGTTGGCAACCACAGGGTCGGATGCCTGTTGGTCACGCTCCATGGCTATCACTGCGTCGCTAATCTGTGCGATACTGTGTGAGCCACGCAGCATGGACAGACTAATCTGTACGCCCTGCTCC